CTGGCCTTCTTTCAGCAGCCCGTGCGCCAACTGCTGCAAGTCCTTGATGAAGGACTCGATGGTCGGCACCATGCCGAGATAGTGCGCGATCTGGTCGTGCGGCAGGGCTTCCAGCTTGGCCTTGACCATGCGGTCCACCGCGCCCGTCATCAGCGGGCACACCGGCTTGGCTGCGCACCAGCGGCACCAGTCGCCCACGGCCATCGGCGCGTCAGGCTTCAGTGCGGTCTTGACAGCCGCGACCAATTCTGCCTCGAACGCCGCCACGCGAGCGGGCGATGTCAACCAACGCTTGACGCTCGGCGGCTGAACGATGATCATCTCAATCTCGTCAGCGCCGTCGAACACCCACTTTACCTTGGGCGTCCGCATGGCAGCCGCGGCGTAGAACAGCAGTTGCGGGTTCTCTTCCGCGCTGACTGCCACGCCGTCGCCAAACTTCCAGTCAAGCACCACAGCGCGGCTACCAATCCGGCCAAGCATATCAGTAGAGCCGAACACGTCAGGCAACAGATCGCCAAAGCCCACCCGACTTTCGACCGCATACTCCATCTCCCCTTGCGGATCGACGGCGTCGAGCGCGGCCAGCGCGACCGTCAGCTTGTCGTCGATCAGGTCTTGCGTCAGCACGGCGTCGTTGTGCTTGCGGCCGAGATAGCTTTCGACCGTGCCCTTGCCGTCCAGAATGTCTGCGATGGTGTCGTGCAGGAGCGTGCCTTCATCGGCGTAGCTGCTGCTGGGCTGCGGCGGCATCTTGTCCACCAGCGCCACACTGCCGGGGCAGTTGATGACGCGCTTGGCGGTCGAACCGCCGACGATCCTACTGTGCTGCATACTGTACCTCACTTTACTGTCTAGGCCGCCCACCCTACACGACACAAAAAGTGAGTCAACTCTTGAAACACAAAAAATTTTGGAGTAGCGGTTCTGCATGAGCGAAAAAGAGATCGAATTGCACTTCGTCAAGAGCGTGAAGGCGCTGGGCGGTTTTGCGTACAAGTTCCGCAGCGTGAGCCAGCGCGGCGTCGCTGACCGCATCGCCTGTATGCCGAACGGCGAGACGTGGTTCGTGGAGTTGAAGAGGCCCGGCGGCCGGCTGTCTGCGTTGCAGGAGATATTCGCCGAGCAGATGGCGGCAACTGATCAGCACTACGCCGTGCTGTGGTCGAAGGAAGGTGTGGATCAGTGGTGCAGCCGCTTCAAGGAGACTGGCGTATGAACGTGGACTATTTACGCGAGTGTTTTGATTACGACGCGGGCGCCGGCCATTTGGTATGGCGTCAGCGCCCCCGAGCGCATTTCAAAAACGGTGCGGGCTGGCATAACTTTAACAACCAGTGCGCGGGTAAAATTGCTGGCGCGCGTAGGTCGAACGGGCGCGTAGAGATTACGCTGGACGGCCGTACATATAAGGCCGCTCGGGTTATATGGGCCGTCTACTATGGCGTCAGCAAGTTCGGTATTGTTGACCACATAGACGGCAATCCCGGAAACGATAAAATTGAAAATTTACGTTTAGCAACGCCAGCGCAAAATTCGCGGAACCGGGCGCACACGGCGGCAAATAGCAGCGGCGTACGTGGGGTGACGTGGCACACGCCGTCTAAAAAATGGTGGGTACGCGTCACGTTAGACGGGCGTACACGCAGTTTTGGGTTGTACAAGTCCTTAGAGCAGGCAGTCGAAGTCGCGCGCGTCGCCAAACAGCGTCTGTTCGGAGATTTTGCCCGTCATGCTTGAGTTGCGCCCGTACCAAAGTGATGCCGCCGACTTCCTGTACGAACGGGACCGCGCGATGATCCTTGCGCCTGTGGGTGCGGGCAAGACGGCCATTACCCTGACAGCTATGAAGGCGATGCTTGATGACGGCCATGTCAAACGCTGGCTCGTGCTTGCACCGAAGCGTGTGTGCACCGACGTGTGGCCTGTCGAGCAGCCCAAGTGGGCGGAGGGAATTACTCTGCGCGTTGCAGTCGGAACCCCCGCCGAGCGTGCCGCGGCTTGGGACAGCAACGCTCAGGTTATCGTCACGAACTACGATAACCTTCAGACCCTGTCCGACCTGTCCGCTTTTGACGGGATCGTCTTTGACGAACTCACGCGCCTGAAGAACCCCGGCGGCAAACGCTTCAAGGCGTTGGAGAAGCTAATCGCACCGGTGCGCGTGCGCTGGGGGCTGACCGGTTCGTTCACGTCGAACGGCCTTGAGGATGTCTTCGGCCAATGCAAGATCGTGGACCAGACGCTGCTGGGCCGCGCCAAGGGCGCCTTCATGCAGCAGTACTTCATCTGCATCAACCGCGACTTCGGCCAGTGGGTGCCTGCCCACGGCGGGCTAGAGCAGGTGATGGAGCGCATCCGCCCGGCGACCTATGTGCTGGAGCCGGGCGAGTACAAGGACAAGCTGCCGCCGTGCCATGTCAACGAGGCGCGGGTGGCGCTGGCCGACCGCGCACCATACGATATCATGAAGAAGGAATACGTGACGCGCTTCGGCGAGGAACGCATCATCGCGCAGAACGCCGGGGCCGTGACGAGCAAGCTGCAACAGATGGCCAGCGGCTTCGCGTACAACCGCGGCGGAGCGCAGGAGTCGATCTGGTTCAGCCCGCACAAATTTGACCGGCTGGAAGAACTGCTGGCCGAGAACCAGCGCGCGAACACCATCGTCGCGTACAGCTACCTTGAGGAACTGGCGGAACTCAAGCGCCGCTTCCCGCACGCGCAGACGATGGATGACGACAACGTCATCGAACGCTGGAACCGCGGCGAGGTCGAACTGCTGCTGGTCCACCCCAAGTCGGCCGGGCACGGCCTGAACCTACAGCACGGCGGCTGCCACATGGTGTTCCTGTCGCTGCCGTGGTCGCTAGAATTATACGAACAAACCGTCGGGCGCCTGCACCGCAGTGGGCAGAGGCGCGCCGTTTGGGTCTACGTCATGCTGACGGACAACACCATCGACGAACGGATTTGGGCGGCGCTGCATGACAAGCGCGCCGTGTCAGACGTAGCATTAGAGGAATTAAAAAGTGGCTAAGATTTCATGGCAGACGATTGCCGTCAAGCTATCTGAGTATGACGAACCGACGTTGGAGCGGATGCTCAACGACGAAATCCACACGCACAAGCGGGCGGCGATTGCCAAGCGGCTGCACCAGCGGCTGTGCAAGCTGCGGTCGATGCGCGAACGCAGGGAGATTATGAAGAGGATGAGCGCGTGATCGACGATCAATCAGACCCGGGGTCGTGGAAGGCGGCGCTCGACATGGTCAACCATCCAGACCATTATAAGGTCGGCGGGATTGAGGCCATCGACTACATTCAGGCCAAGCTGTCGCCGGAAGAGTTTGCTGGCTACTGCCGCGGGAACGCGCTGAAGTACATCAGCCGCGCCGGGCACAAGGACGCCACGGCGCAGGAAGTCGGTAAGGCTATTTGGTATCTGGAGCGGTGGCGGGCGGCGCTCGACCGCTAAACGTTACGCGCGCGCTTCCACCCAAGAAACTCTACCGCCTCATGCGGGTCGAGGAAGCACGTCACCGCGTTCAGTTTGTCGCCGTCTGGGTCGATAACCGCCACGGCGCTGGCGCCGTATTCGTGGTTTCCAAAGCCGTGGTGGTCTGCGTAATCGTCGATGAACTTGTAGCCGCGCACGCGCAGCAGGTTATAGACGAAGCCTCTGTGCGGGTTCTCGCCCTGCCGGTAGCCGGTGTCGTGATGGTGGCCTGCGACATAGAGGTGCGCCCAGTCTTGCATCTGCGCGGCGCGCTCAAGGCCGTGGAGGTTGTTCCAGATTGAGTTGCCCTTGAAGTTGTGCGCAGCCCACAGGCGTATCTCACGCCCGTTCGGGCTTGCGAGCGTAACCTTGGCCTGCCAGTCCTCAAGGGTGACGTAGTGCGGCGCGTGGCGCTCGAACACGTCGCGCCCGACGGGGCCGTCCCAAAGGTCATGGTTGCCCGATAACCACAGGAACCACGGAATATCACGCTCACCCAGATAATGCTTGACAAGCTTTTTAGCGGTTGCCGCGCTTGTGTCTTGATCGGCCCACAGGCGAGACAGCCTGCCGACCCAGTTGTTCGTCGTGTCGCCGATATTGACCGCGTAGAGATGTTCCGTGCGCGCCATTAGATCGCAGTGATCTTCCCACAGCGGCCAATTGCACCCGTCGTCGTCGAGGTGCGGGTCGCCCACGAACATCAGCGCGTACGGGCCGGATGTCGGAACCTCGAACCGCCGCCAGCGTTTAGCTAGGACGTTGGCGTGTTTGCGTTGGAAGGCGTTCTTGCGGTATTCGACGATCTGCTCAATGGGTAGGTCTGGGTCGGGAAGAGGCTCCGCGGTCGGGACTTGCGGTCGGTTTGAGTTGTAGCTTGCGCCCTCAAGCCTAGAGCGCAGCGCGCCCCGACTTATGCCCAGAGACGCAGCGGCTTTCGCTTGCGATTTGTGCTTCTCCACCGCCGCGAGTGCCGCGCGCTGCGTCTCGGTCATTTCGGTCATAGTAGCTCCTGCGTTATGTTGCGGGGCAGTCTTGCTCGCACAGGCACGCCCACACGCTGTTGTGCTTTTCGATCTGCGCAACGGTCGCCGGACGGTCTACGCGGCTATCGTAGCGGATGGGTTCGGCGATGGTGCAGTACGAATTAGTCGCCCGCGGCGTCGTCGAAACGTGCGCGCAGCCGCTTGTTACGCTCAAGATCGTCAAGCCGAGCAGCGTACTCCGCCAGATCAAGTTGCCGTTGGACTTCATCGGCTGCTTCCTTCTGCGCTTCTTGTCGCCCCTGCTGCCGCAGCTTGTTGTCGTTCCACGCCGCCCAGAGGCGGTCAAGCAGCGACAGCAGGGACGACAGAAACTTAATCACGCCTTTGGCGTGTCCGACAAGAACACAGCGACAACGCCTGCCAGACCAGCGACCGCCGTGGAGACGGCCGCCCACTGCGCGTCCGACAGGCCGAACGCCAGCGCGAGGCCGGCGAAACCTGCGTAAGTGCTAGGCTCTTTCAGACGAGCCAGAAGCCACAAAAGTAGTGCCATCGTTATCTCCTATGCTTCGTTGGTGGACACCATGCCACCCTTCATGTGCACTGGCTTGCCGATGACGGGTTCGCCGCGGGGCCAGCGCGATGCGACGAGGCGGGACTTGCCCAGCTTCATCACATTCACAGCGTTGGACTGGTTGCCGCCCAACACATAATAGTGCCCAGTGTCCTCGCCGACGTAGAAGCCGACGTGGCCACCGCCAGCGCGGTTGAAGACGAGGATCGCGCCGGGCGCCAGCCGATCCGGGCGCAGCAGCGCGCCGTAATCCGACCACGCCTTCGCGCGCATATACAGCCGCGGGTAGGGTAGGCCAGCCTCCTGCATACAGTGCGCCACGAACACGCCGCACCACGGCGTCTCGTCGTCGCGCCACCAAGCGCGCAGTTTGGTCAGCCATCCGATGATGGTGGCGTTGTGGCGCGGGCCGGGCGTCTCCCGAAGACCTTCGTAAGCGTATGCGGTCCGAAGCCAGCGCGGGGCCGTACTCATTTCAGGCCCAACAAAGCTAACAGAATGCCGATCAACAGCAGGATGATGGTGCCCGCCACCGTCACGCCCATGCTTTCCAGCCGCTTGAGGCGCGCGCAAATGCTGTCATACCGCAGGGCGCAAACCTCCTCGTGCGTGTTCAGTCGTGCTTCAGTCTGGTCAATCGTATTCATGTTAGCGCCGAGGTCCGATGTAGTTACCAAATTCATCATAGTTGATGTTGCCGAACGGCATATCCCCGCCCGGCAGATCGACTTCAGGGAGCGCAGGCGCCGCCGGAACCGGCTGAACCGCACCCATTTGACCTTGCACAAGAGCCTGCCCCAGCGCCGCCCGCACGCTGGGCGCAAGACTGTTGACAAACTCAGCCATTCTGTTGTTGGCGCTGCGGACAGCCAGCAAATTCGATGCTGCTTGCGGGCTGGCCAGCCCCGGCACAAGCCGGCGCATGGCGTTCTGCGCCACCTGCTGCGAAATCTCTCTGGCCGTCTGCTCTGCGGCGACACCACCGCCGGATACCCCCGGCAGACGCCCCGTCACATTCAAGACGCCGCGGGCAAAGCCCGTCAGCCCCGGCGTCAACGCTTCTTCGACGCGCGACTGCGCACCTGCGCGGAAGCCCAGCTTCTGTGACGGCGACAATGCTTCTTGGCCCGTCGCTGCAACCGACCGCTGCGCGCGCAGTTCGCCGGCCAGACGCTGCGCTGTAGGAAGCTGGCTGCCGAACAGTTCGACGTTGATGTCGAAGCGACCGGGGCCGAAGAACTTCGAAACGAAGTCGGGGTCTTGCCCCGACATTACCTTTTCAAAGCGTGCTTCCGGCAGTTTTTCCAGCGCCCGCGCAAACTGCTGGCGCTCGACGTTCTGCATACCGGCCGCGAAGGTGTTGAGGTACTGGCGCCAGTTGGCGCCGCCCGCCGCTTCGATGGCGTCGTCGATCAGCGGCTTGGTTTCGCCGACCAGTTCTGCTGTGCGCCGCTGGAGCGCGCCGGGGTCCATCGGCCCCAGCAGGTCGGCGACGGTGTCGGCCATGCTCTTGCGCAGTTCGTACAGGCCCGTGGCGTCAATGACGCCGCCCTGCGTCGCGGCGCGGCGTTCGAGATTGTTGGCAAACTCGTTCAGCAGGCGGAAGCGCGGCGGGTTGACGAACTCAGCGTCGGCCGCGCGCTGGCGCAGGTTGCCGACGACGCCCGAAATGTCGAGCGGCTGAAGCCCCTGCGCGCGCAAGTTGGCCGCCACTTCTTCTGCGGACCGCGCGACATCTAGCCGCGCAGCCACGCTGGGCGACCAGTTGGGGTCTTGAACAAACTGTGTGGCGGCGTCCAATTCGCGCTGCACACTGGCGCGCAGCGCAGCAGCTTGCTGTTCAGCGGGAAGGATTTGCGTGCGGCCCACATCAGACAGCCGCAACGCTTCTTCGCGCATGGGGTCAGTCGCTTCCGCGACCTGCTGGCGCATAGCGCCGATGTTCTGCATGGCTTCCGTGCCGGTTTCGCCGCCGCGCAGCGCGGTCCGCAGTTCCTCTTGCCCGGCTGCACGCGCGCGGGCGACTTGTTCCAGCGGTGCGCCTTGGCTGCTGGCGCTGGCGATGCGGGTGGCCGCCGCCAGTTCCGGCGTCAGCAACCCCTGCGACGCCAAGAACTCTGCGGTGTTAGCGCGGGCGTCAGCCGGCGCGTCGCGCAGGGCGTTCGTGATCGCCGACGCGTTAGACGCGATCAGGTTGCGCATCACTTCGGCCGCGCGCACTTCGCCAAGCCGCCCGCGCAGCGTATCGTAAACAAAGCCCGCACCGCGGCGGGCGATGGTGCCGACGACCGGAATGATCGCGCCGCCCAATGCTGCGTCGGTCAGTTCCTGATCCGTCAGAATAGCAGCCGCCGTTCCAGCCCCCGCACCGCCGCCAACGCGCAAACCTATACGGCCCTTGCGCGTTGTTGCGATAGGCGCCTTGCCCGCCACGGCGGTCCGCGACGGCGCGCGGACGCCCATACCGCCGGTCTGCACCGCACGGCCCGTAGCCTGCGTAGCGCGGCCCACCGTCTGTACCGCGCGTCCGCCCGTCGTGCCGCGCGCGGTCATCTGGCCGCCAACGCGGGCCAGTCTGCTGCCAGTTGCGGCGACCGCGCCGCCGCCAGTAGCGATAAGCGGTGCGGTGGCGGCGATCTCGCCGGCGATCTTGCCGCCGGTGAAGAAGCCGGGGCGATCCGCCGCCGCTCGCGGGGCTTCTTTCGCCAAACGCGCTTGGCGGGCGGCCCGCTTTTTTTCGACGCTGGGGAAGAAATAATTGACGATGTTAGAGACAGGGTCGAGCGCCTGCATTACGTCCCCGACAGGCCGCATACCGCGTTCGACGCCGCGCACAAAGGCTTCGGTCCGGGACACAGGCGCCGGCTTTGCGCCCTGCGCGCGGACGCGCTTGATCTCGGCGGCGATCTGACGAGCAGCGCGGTCGTCGCCGGCTGCGTCTGCTTTGACGAGAGCCTGTTCAAGCTGCCTTAGCGTGGGCATAGATTACAATCCGTACTTCTTCGCCACTTCTGGCGATAGTTGGCTCTTACCCTGCGCCGGCGTCCGCGTTTTAGGCGCGCCCTTATACACCGGCGAGATCGTCGGCACTTGCAGTTTCATCCGCGGCTCCTCAGGTAAGACTTCGCGGAACGTGTCGTTATATGTGGTCGCCGCCGTTGTCCGCATACGGTAAAGTTTGCGGCGCAGAGCCTTCAACTCTTCGTCGAACTTTGGTAGACTTCCGGTTTGAATGAGCGCGCTGGCGGCTGTCTCGACGATCTTCGCGTCGCGGTCGGTCGGGTTGGAACCGAGCGGCGAGCCGCCAGTCTCCGTGGACGTTTTGAGTTTTGTCAACTCGGTCAGCGTGGCGGTGTTTTTAATCTTGTCAAAATCCGCCTGCACATCTGCACGTGTGGGCGTCTGCAAGAAGCCGGGTATGCGCCCTTCAATCGGGCCGATAATGGACCCGCGGTAACGGTTCGACAAAAGCCTATCGATGGCGTTAATGCGGTCGTCGATGTCTGCGATCAAAGATGCCGTGGCGTTTTTGGCGACCGGCAGTTCGCCGCGCAGTTTCTCTACGCGCCTAGCGCGCTCTTCGCCGGCGACGATTTGGGGCTGCGTTACGATTTTGACGCCCTCGCTGCCTTGCGTTTCCGCCCCTTTTTGCTCCCTGATGACGGGCGTCGGCACCAACACCGAACCCGGCATCGGCGACTGCATCGGCGACTTGCCGCGGGCCGGGCGCCCAGTGGCGCGGTAATCACCCATGTCCTGCACCTGTTGCATCTGCGGCGCGGCGTCTTCGCCCGGGCGGAACACGGCGCTGCGCATGGACGGCTCGCCGTCCGGCACGATCCGGATGTTGTTGGCGCGCAGGATTTCCGCAAGCTGGGCGTCGTTCGCCGGGCCAGCGGTGTCACGCATCAGTTGCAGGTTGGCCTGCGATACCTGACCGGACGCCATCATATCTTGCACGACCGACGCGAGGTCCGGCTGGGCGCCCGTCTGCGGGCCGGTCGTCATGGAAACCGGCTGCATACTTGCGCCGCCGCCAGCTTTCATCTGGTTGGCGCGTTCAGACGCGCGGTCAAAATCGTCCGCGCTGATACCCAACTCACCGACGCCCGCGCCGCGAATTATCTTTCGGGCCGCGTCGTCGATCTGCGCGGCCGTCGCTGGAGCAGCCGTCGTAGGGAAAGCGTTCTTGACTGCGGCCGGCGCGGTAGGCGTCTGCGCGGGGGCAGCGCCACCGGGCGCAAGCTGGAACTCTTCCAGTTCAAAGACGCCGGGCTTGCCGAAGCCGCCGGTGCGCGCGACGGAATAGGTGCCGTCTTCCATCTGCACAACTTCGGTTTCCAGCGGGCCGTAGGTCGCCTTGAAGTTGTCGCCGATGCTGCCGACCATGCGGAGCAGCGCGTCACGGTTAAAGTTTGCTTCCGGCAAGTTGGCGCGGAACGCCGCCGCGATCTCCGGTGCGTCCTTGTCCAAGTCTTTCAGCAGCAGCGAATAGCCTTCCGGCGTCATGGTCTGACCAGCGCGCTTGGTGTAGAAGTCGATCTTCTTACCTGCCATGTCAATTTCAGCAGCCGAGGCCGCGCGCTCTTCGCCAGCGCGCGCAATCTCCATCGCCTGCGTTGCCTGCGCGGCCTGACGCTGCGCGGCGCGCTGCTGCGACATCATGTTCATCATCTGCGCGCCCTGCTGGATCGCGCCGCCGAGGAGGTTCGACTGCGGGGCACGAGACTGAAGTGCGATTGCTTGGTTAGCCACGATCTATTTCCTTAAATAAGGCTGCCAAACTGACCACCGCGGGTAGGGAACATCATCGTGTTAGCCGGCATCGAAGCGTTTTGACCACCACCGAAGCCGCCGCCCGGAAAATCAGTACCCATGCGGTTAAGCGCGCCGATCTGCGCCTGATACAGCGGGAACGACGCCGCCGCCGAACCGATACCCTGCAATGCACCGGCCAGCGCGTTGGCGCTCCCGACGTAGCCTGACGCGCGGGCCTGCCCGGCCCCAAGCTGCATCTGGCCGATGTTCTGACCGGCCTGACCGGTCGCGCCGGTCATGACGTTGGCCGCCGACTGGCCTGCGCCCATCAGCGACTGGAGCGGGTTGAGGCGCGCGGCGCGCTCAATCTGGAAGCGGTTGAAGGCGTTGCCGTACTCTTGGCTGGCCAAGTCCTGACCGAACCGCTGGATGCCCTTCATGGTGTTGCCCGACAGCAGATTGCCGCGGGCCGCTGCCGAACGCTCCAGCGCGCGCATCCCTTCGGCCTGCCGGAAGGCGTAGCCGGGGTCCTGCTCAAAATCCTGCTGGCCGAACGGCCGCGCCATGCTGCCGAAGCCCGGCATACTGGCGTCGCCGCCGATGCCGAGCAACTGCATGATCTGGTCTTGCGCGGTCATGCCCGCCTGACGGAACGGCTCCTGAAGCTGAAGCTGCCGCTCGAACATCTCGCGCTGAGTGTTCTCGGCGCTCTGCGCTGCACGCTCCTGCGCGCGGGCGGCCCTCTTGGCGCCCCTAGACGCAATCAGGCCGCCGCCGAGAGCGGCCGCGCCACCGATAAGAGCAGATGCAACAGCCATTACTATAAGCCTTTCACAAAGGTACGTTCCATAGGCCTAAACCCAGAACGTTTGTACAACTTTGCCATGCGTTCGACGTTGTCGTTGTGCAAGGCTATCATAAACAATGCGACCGCGCCACTGTCTAGCGCCCAGTTTTCGATGTCTTTGTACATACGCTGGGCGACGCCGCTGCCGCGATGGTCCGGCGACAGCCACCACCACATCTCCTGCACGACAAAATTCTCTGGGCTAAAGAACATGGGATACAAGGCTGCCCCCGTAATCCCGACCGGCACGCCGTCCACTTCGGCGAGGATGGCACGGAAGTTCTCGTTGCCGATAAGGTTGGTCAGGAACTCTGCGGTGCCTTCCGGATCGAAGGGCATAAGGTCGCTCACCGGGCAGTCCTCGTGGAACGCCGCGGCCATCTGAATGTACGCCGGCAAGTCCGCTTCGGTCAGGGGGCGAACGACGACATCCATTAGCTGACGAGCCGGCCCGACGCGCGGATGTTGATGGCCGACGCAGTGCCGGCGATGGTCGAGATGAAGCCGTTCAGCGGCAGGACGTGGCCGACCAGTTCCGGGAAGGTATACGTCTCGGACGGCTGGAGCGTCTTGGTCTTGACGATCAGGTTGTCGTTGCCTGCGCTGCCCGCAGCGGTCACGAGGTTGACGCTGATCGTCGCAGCCGCGGCGCTGTAATTGGTGGCCGTGAACTTGTCGATGATCGTCTGGACGCCGTTCGACGTGTATTGCGTCGTCTGCGCGTTCTCCGCGGTCTTGGCCGGGATGATGTTGCTGATGGTAACTGCCATAACTCAATCCTTAGATTAGCATCACGTTGAACGGCGAGGCTTGCATAATAACCCAATTTGTGCCGTCTGACACTAGCGTCGCCCAATTACCAGCAACATCATCCAGAATAGCGGTGCCCGCCGCGCCGCCGGCCCGCGGTACGACGTTTGATGACGCCGATACCAGAAACTGATTTTGGTAGTTTTGAAACGTTATGTAGCGCCCCGGGTATGCCGACGCGGATGGCATCGTAACTGTGCAGGTTGACCCTGATTTGTTGTTGATGACCCAAACCGCGCGCGCCGCCACGGTAAAGTCAGCCGTTTCAGTGATCGGTGCTGAAGGGTCGTCTATGATGGCGAGCACGGACAGCGCGTCAAGCGGCGCGGGGGCTACGGATAGCGCCTGTATTTCGCTCTGCACCACCGCCAAGTCAGACGCCGATGCAGCGTCGGGCGCGCTTTCCAGCCCTTCGATAGCGCTCCCAAAAATCGTATCATAAGCCGCCAGCAGCGACGACGTGTCGGGCGCCAGTTCCGTCTCTTGCTGGTTGGTCTGCGTCGCTGTCAGCAGCGACAAAAAGAACCGATACCACTCACGGCTGATCGCGCCGGACCGCGGGTCGATAAAGTCAACCCGCGGCGGCGTAAGCTGTGTGGGGTTAATCGGTGCGACCATCAGGCCCGCGTCCCGCTCAGGATCAGTTCCGCACCCATGATGTAGATGCGGACCGGGTCAGTGCCGGACAATTCGTAGACGCGGTCGCGTATCTTCATCGTCGCGCCCAGCCGGCGCCAGATCGTGCGGAAGCCGTACCGGCCGATGCGGCCCATCGACTTCCAGTGCTCGTTCGACCACGTATGGCCGCCGTCATCCGAGAAGCGCAGCATGACCCGCGGGTCGCTGCCCTGTCCGATGTTAAGGCCGACGCCTGTCTCGCAGTCGAGTTGCATCCCGTGCTGGATCGTGCGCGTCAGGTTGTTCGCGCCGGTGGGTAGCGCCCGCCACGAGCGCAGCCACTTCTGCGGCTGGCCGTCGTCGGAATAGACCTCAAGGTCCAGCTTGTAGATTTTGCCGGTCTGGTAGTCGCCGACCACGTTGGTGGCGTTGTAGAACATCTGGCTGTTGCCGCGGTGACGGTTGAAGTCGCCGTTCTGGAACGAGGCGCGCTCATGCCATGCGCCGGTCGCCACGTCGAACACCCACGTCGTGTTGGCGGTCGGGAAGTTCAGCACGTAGAAGCTGTGGCCGTCCTGCTGGTAGGTGTAGCCGACCGCGTCCGACAGGTCGGGGTACTCCTGTAGCTGCCACTCGATTGCGTGCGTCGAGATGCGCTGGCCCATGTAGCCAGCCGCGCGGAAGACCATGCCCTGACCGCGGGCGTCCTTGCCCAGCCAGTAAATCTGGTTATCCATCTTGGCGATGGAGTACGGCGCCGCGCAGCCGAGTTCGTTGTAGGCGCCCTGAATACGGGACAGCGGGAAGTCGAGCAGGCCGGCGTTGTACCAGACCTCGGTCGAGTTCGTGCCGAACACCCAGACTTCGCGGTGATCGACAAAGATCGCCACGACATCGTCAGGGTTGCCTTCGGCGCTGGCAAAGTCCAGCGGATCGACGCTGGCGCCGTCCAGCAACTGCGTCACCCAAATCTTCTGGCTGTTCGGTTCGTTGAACACGAAGTAGCCGTCGAGATAGCCGACCGTCACCGCGCCGGGGAAGTCCGGATCGGTGATCTGCTGGAACACGTCGGTCTGGGAGTTGTAGATGTAGCCCTGCGGGTTGGCCGCCACGAATAGCTGGATGCCGTTGTCGGACATACTGACCGGGCCGGTGCCGGCGATGGTGCCCTTGGAGACGGCGTTCCAGTTGCTGTCCACCTGAAACAGCGTCGGGCCGGACACGACGTAGCCGTAATCGCCGAACTGCCACATCCCACGGATCGGGCCGACGCCGATAGTCGCCAGCCGTGTCAGGCCGGGCGCACGCTGAAGGAAGGCAGGCTCCTTGCCGCCCTCTGGAACAATTTCCGGGAACAGGTTGACCATGCGGTTGTCGGCGGCGTTGACGCTGCGAGCGACATACGCCGATCCCAAGATCGGCGTCTTCATCAATAGTTCCCAGCGAAGATGTTGAACCGCTGACGGGTCGCCACGATGCTGTAGGGCATCGACATGATGTCGTCAGGGTTGTTAATCCGCTTGAGGTTGCGCTTGCTGGTCATGGCGATGCGCTGCACCTGCGGCGTCGGCTCCATGCCAAACTCCGGCGCCATCTCGGTCGCCAGATTGTAGCGGAAAGCGCGCAGGTAGCCCGGCGGGAAGTGCAGTTGCGTGGCCAGCGTGGCGGGCTTGGTCAGTTCCTCGACGGAGATGAAGTGCCACTCCAGCGCGCGCGTCGGGCGCGGGTAGATGTACATCTCCACGTCGGGGAAGGTGTTGTTGACGAAGATCACCTGCGGGAACGTCGAAGTCACGGTCTTGACCGCGATGCCGTTGTACTGCTGCTGGTTGATGAATTTGATGCCGTAGCTGATGCCGGTGCCGGGATCGCGGAAATAGGTGCTGTCGTCGAGCAGCACGGGGCGGTTGCCGACAAAATCGCCGCTAGGGCCGAGCGTGCGCGAAAGCTGACCGGACGGCCATGTGAACACCTGATCCTGCGTTGCGAACACGGACAGACGTTCCGTATTCCAACTGTCGATCATTTGGTTCATCGCGTTCAGGGCGTCCTGAGACGTTTCAGCCGAAGGCACTTCGCCTTCGGCCAGAACACCTAGGAGCCTGAGCGAACCGTTGATGATGTCGCCGGCCGTGGTCATCGCTTAGTCTTCCTGCGCTGCGCGTCGGCGTCCACGGCGCTTGGGTTCCGCCATTTCGTTCACGGCTTCGACTTCTGCGTCGTCCTCGTCAACGTCCGCCGCAGCCGGCGTGCTTATATCATAGCGTTCCCAGCCGTGCATTTCATCTGAAATCGCTTCGTACTCGCTGATAGCGACCTTAGCGCCGTGCACAGGGTGAACCATGTAGATTACAGACATAGGAACCTCGTAAAATGGACGGCCCGAAGGCCGTCCAACCTAATTAAAGGCAGTGAATAACCGCGAAGTTAATCACGATTGCTTCGCTCAAGTTACCGGCCGTGATGTTACGGACAGTAATGGTGCACGATCCGGTGGCCTTGCTGGAAACCCAGCAGTTGTAAGCACCAGCCGTAGCGCCCGAAGCAACGCTCAGAACGATCACATCGTTCGCGCTGATCGTGCTGTTGTTCAGCGTGAACGTCACGCTAGTCGTTGCGTTCAACTGCGCGCCGTTCATCGTGATCTGACCGGCCGACTTGTTCAGCGTCACAGCAGTAGACTTGTTGGTCTGCTGCGTCACCTGACCTTGCGCTGCGGCGGTGTAGCCGAGTTCGCCGTCAACGTAGACAAAATCTGCGCCGCGGATGTCTTGGTCGAGGAAGGCAACGCCAATTGCTTGGGAGTTCGCCATTTCGTTTCTCCTGAAAAGGTCGCCCCGGCCGAAGCCGGGGCGAACCGATTAGTTTGCGATGCGGTACAGGGTGTAGGTGCCCGTGCCGGTCTTGACGGCGCGGAACCCAACAGCCTTAGCGGCTTCGCACACGCCCGAACCGACCAGCGTCCAGCCCGTGCCAGCCGTCAGAGTGGCCGCGCCGGCGCCGGTGCTCAGGACCGCGAAGTCGAAGCACGATCCGACCTTGGCGCTGCTGACGCGGGCGTCAACGCCGCCGACGCCAGTGACCGCCGGAAGGGCAAGGTTGCCGCCGCCGCCAGCCGTGTAGACAATCAGTCCCTGCTCAAGATCGAGCGGGGTCAGAGTTGCCCCCGCGGTGTAGGCAACCGGAATTGCCTGCACGCCGAGCAGCGCCTGATTGAGGTTGCCATCGCCGACCTGATAACCGCCGGCACCGTTAGGAAGAGTCATGATAAAATCCTTTCAAGTGGTGTGCCCCCGGCCGGAGCCGGGGGCGGGTTCAGGTTAGCCCCAGATGCGGCAAGCCATCTGCGGACGGATCGTGCTGTAGCCATACAGAACGTCAATACGGCAGGGCATACGGTCGTTGTTGATGTCGTACTGACGAACAACGCGCAGGCTGATGCCGTTGTGAACCTGACGCGACGCCATATCGACGCCCTGCGGAAGCAGAAGGTCGGCGGTGGCGAAGGTGATCGCGTCCTTGTGGTACACGAGGTTCTGGGCGTACTGGCCGCCCGAGGCGCCCACGAACACGACGGCCTGACCGTTGCCCGGCAGCGACGAGACAGTGGCAAGCGCGTGGTTGGCCGAGTAGATCGGAGCCACGGTGATGTTGCCAGCGCCAGCGCCGTCCAGCGTCACGTTCGTCAGCGAGACGAACTGGAACAGCGAGCCGGTGCTTTCACGGGTCTGCGGGTTCACAGCGAAGCAGCCGTTGACGGTGAACACGTCGCCAGCCTTCACGGTGTCGCCGTTACCAGCGCCGGTGATGGCGATGGTAATCGCGCCTTCGGCAGTGACAGCCGCCGACAGCGAGCCGCCGATGGCGTCGCGGGTGCCGGTGGTGAACTGCTTGATCGACTGCGACATATTGATTTCGTCGAAGCCGAGCACGCCGGTGCCCATCATGCCGTTCTTGAACTGCTTGCTGATGGTGTCGGTGGGGTTGAAGAGACCCTTCATGCCCTCGACCAGACCAGCGTTGGCAGCCGGGTTGACGGTCGCGTAGCGCGGCGACATCACGGCGGCGTTTTCGTTCAGCTTCTGCTGGGCAGCCAGCAGCACAGCCGAAGTGGCCGGGGTGATGCCCGGGGTGCCGACCGAGTTGCCGATGGTGGCGAACGAGTTGGCAACGTCCGCGTCGATGCTGGACGCAAGCTGCGAAATACGCGGCTTGAGAACACGCTCGGCGAAGTCGTCCAACTGCATGGTCAGTTCGGCGGTGGTGAAGTTCACGCCGATGTGCTTCTGCGAAGCAACGGTCAGGGTGGTGAACTGTTCGTTGTCGTCCTGCACCTGAAGGGCAGCGCCGTCGGTGACGAGGGCACGGTCAGGCAGACGGATGCGCAGGGTCGAGCCGATCTTGGCGCCTTCCACTGCGAAGCTGTCGTCGTACTGACGGTTGACGTTGCGGGTGAGCACGAGGTTGTTCTCGAGGATTTCGAGAGCCTTCCGCGTGATCATGTCGATAGTAAGAATGCTGTTGGACATGGTGGTATTCCCAAATTAGCGGTTGCGTTGTGCCTCGTACTTCTTGATCTGCCGCAGCCGTTCCGCTTCGATCCATTCCGACGTGCTCATCGACTTGGTCGAGCGAGGGTCGGTGGTGTCATACCGCGGCGTTCCTTGCGAACGAGCCGTGACAGGAGCAATCGGTGCCGGGGCGTTGGAGGTTCTTTTGACCGGAGGTTCGGCGCCGAGCCTAGCTTCGATCTTTCCAATTTCCCGAGCCTGCAAGATAGGGTCAAGACGCGAAATCCGTGCGGCTTCGTTCGGGCTGTTTCCGAGGTGGTATAGCACGTCGGGGCCGATCTCAGACGCTTGGATAGCCCGAGCCATCGCTTCCGTCACGGGGAGGTTCGGGTTGTAGGCGACCTGTTCGAAGTCGTCGTACTTGTCCCGCACCGCCTCTTCACGGTCGTGATAGGCTTCGAGATACGCGCGCTGCTGTTGTTCCGCTTCGCGGCGTGACAGCAGTTCTAAGGCTTTACTTTCGGCCAGAGCCTCTGCGTAATCCTCGTAAGTCTCAAACTGTTCCGGAGCAATGTCGGTCGGCTGACGCCGCGTCTGCTGTTCCGTAATCCGTTGAGCCTGCTCGCGTTCCCACTTGCGCTGCTCTCTTGCAAGACGCTTGCCGACAATCGCGTCAAGTTCTTCCTGTGTGAAGGTCTTGGACGCTTCCTGTTCGACAGGCTGCTCTTCCGGCGTTTCGGTTTCTACAGGTTCTGGAGCCGCCGTGGTTTCCAGTTCTGGCGCGGGCACATCCGCTAGTTCAGGAGCATCATCGCTCATTTGGTTTTGACCTTTCCAGTCACCTGATGTTCCGCATCAGTACGGTTACAGGCCAGCCTACAACATTTGTTGCAGGCTGGCAATCTTGCTACGCCCAATCTTAGTTGTCCAAAGCAATCGAGCCATAAAAAGCGCCGACGCCGGAACCGGCTTCAGTGACAATTTTAAGCGACAGCCAATCACCGGGATCATATGAAATAGACCCTGTTGCTGAATTTGTAAAAGTTGTGGCGCCCGTAGATGAAAACGTAAACGCTGTTGGCGAACCGTTTTTATACAGCGTGTAAGTGTAGGTTTTACCCGCGCCGGGGGCGGCGACGCTGTTAACACGGATAACACGGGCTACGCAGGCGCGGGGTACGGCTACGGTGACAAAGGCTTCGCTTGCGTCGCTACCATTTGGACCAACGTAAACCGTAGACCCTGCGGAAACATTCCCCTTAGAGTTGAACATCACCCAAGTAGTAGACGCCTCATCTAGACCAAATTGTCGCGGTATGTTGTTATTAAACCGGATTTCAAACCCATTAACATCCCATGAAACAGGGCCGGTGACGTAATCCCAAAATTGGTTGCTATCTAACGTAATGGTGTTGCAAGCACTATCTAATATCAAACAATATTGCATATCAATCAGTGCTTCGAATGAATAGTACATATTGCCGACTACCGTAGTTTTATAGCAAGCCGCCATATTCATACCGGGGTAAACACCTGTACCAGACATAGAGTTAGTATGGATGTGGTTACCCACTATAGAGCAAAACCCAGCGTTAAAAAATTGAGCGCCTTGGTTCTGGTTTGTTTCCCACCGGTTATCGCTGTAGCGCACGTAGTTGCAGCCGTCATAATACCCGCCGATTTCATTTTCCCAGTGGTAGTTTAGGGTGTAATCGCCGGCACTGCACGAAAACAGCAAGCAGCCATAGGGCGGATATGGCCCACCAAAAGCAAGCGCGCCAAACTGGTTACCGATCCATTTGGTATCGTTGACGTAACGGGCTTCATGTTGCGCCACATTGTCAAGGACGCCGTTTGACAAAAACAAATTGTCTTGCACTAGGTTAGAACTAAACTGGTTGCCTACAGTGCCTAGGATCAAAAGTCCGCGCCCCGGAAAACTTGCAAATTGGTTTCCTACAAACTCCATGACGCCGACGGTCGTACCGAGCGAACTGAAAACAACAACGCCGTCGCCGGTGGTCATACCAGTGCCATCAAAGGCGCAGTTGTAAATCCCACCCCGCTGGCAACTGTCTAGTACAAGCATATTACCCGCAGTAGTTTTCTTAAAAACCGTGTTGGCTATGCCTTCGCCTCGGATAGTAACGCCTGCGAAACTGGTGACTGTAACCTGAGTGTTAATCAGATAATCGCCCGCAGGGCAAAAAAGTTCTTTGTTGTTAAGTTTGCAGTAGTCTAGCGCCGCTTGAAGCGCCGCCGCGTCATTTGCAACCCCATCGCCAACGGCCCCAAAATCCATAAGGTTGGCGGGGCTGCCAGAAATCATCGAGTAGGTGGCTTTAGTGAGCGACATGGCTTACCTCATTTAGAAAATGCTTGGACTTCAGCGTCGGTCAAACGCTGCGGCCAATAGCGTATATTGTTGACCCACCCGTTGAATAGCGCGAAGCCGCCTTCGTTGCCTATGCCAAACTGGTTTGGCGTAGGCAGGATGATACTGGTGTCGGTCGTGACGGAACCAGCTTTCAGCGCGGCAGCAGCGTTGTTGGCCTTGTAGGCGTAGGACAGGCTGAACGTCGTATTAGACGCGCCCCCCGCAAAAAACATATTGGCCTCTAAACCGCCAGCCGTAAAACATTGGCAAAACAGATCAGTGCCGGAAGCTGAGGCGTTGATTGAGTCCGCGAACGATCCGGTGCTTGCGGAAAAAATGCGTTGCGTAGACCCCAGAGGGCTTAACGTAGTAGCATCCGCAGCAAAGGTGCCCTCGCTGGAGTTATACCAACTGCTGAAGTTCGCCCCCGTCATCGACACAACGTCAGCGTTGCGCGTCAGGCTGGTCGTGGTCGTGGGGATGTAGCTGGTGGCGAATGCGCCTGCTTCGGTCTGCACGCCCCAGAGAAAAAGGCCGCTCGTGCCATCGCCCGTGTAGCTGTTGCTCCCTGTATCGTCACAAAGCAAAATAATACTGCCGGATGTGTTTGATGGCGTAAAAGCCACCGAACACCTATACCATCCGTTTGCTAGAGCCTGTATAGACGCTCTTCCGCCAATGTTAGTAAAAACGGTTCCGCTATCTAAATCCCAAACCGCTTGAAAGCCTTGAGCGTTGAACCCTGCCCCACCAAACCCGACTTTGCTTCTTTCTTTTTTCTTAGCGTAAAAAGAACAAACAACGGGCGTCCCCACGACACTAGCTGTGCTTTGTATGAAGTGCGTGGAAGTCGCCGTGTTTTCCACCAACGTATCTGCGTTGGTCAATCCGCTCGGCGAAGTAGTGCTATTATCGACTATAGACGAGTTCGATTTCGTCCACACAGCGTTCCCAAGCTCTTCTGAATACGCGAGCGCATTTGTGCGTTGATCTTCAATAAGCAGACCTTTTGGCTGAAGCGTCACGGGGTCGTAGTCAAAACGCGGAAGATCGGCGTTGACCGTTTCAATTAAGCCACTGCTGTTGACGCGGGTAGCCGTGTTCAAAGCGCGTGTGACTGCGACGCGGGGGTCGAGCGCGCTCGTGGTGAAGTCCAGCGCAAGGCGAGGCAGCACTCGCTCAGTGGCGGTGGCGGAATATGAAGGCGTAATCATTAGAAGTATGTCACTTCAATGGAGGCGTTAAAAGGAGGTGCGCTAGAAAATGTAATGGCCGCCCCCGCCACAGAATATGTGTTTTTTTGTTGGTACACCCCGGACACGTATATGTTTGTGGAATTTTCGGAAGGTGGCGCAAAAGCCAAATTAAACACTGTTTGCGATCCGTTGCCCGTAAAATTAGCTATGGTTGCTTCACCCGACACGATTGTGCCGACGTTATCAAACGTACCAATCAATACGCCAGTGCTTGTTTCAAGAACGTATTTGTATTGATTTCCTGCGGGTTGCCAAATTTCGCCCGTAGCAACACGACCCGAACTGTTGAGAACTATGGGGTTGGTGTGTGCGGTGCTACCATTGCTATCCGTGTACGTTGGTGCCGGCGTGGTCGTGCCGGCCGCGTATGTGTAAATCTTTCCGCCGCTCAACGGGACGCCGTTTGCGTCAAAGAATTGCCACCCGACGCCGCCAAAACTAGATAGGTAGACAGTCATCTATTAGACCCCAAGGTTTCCTGCCGCCACGAACGTGTTGGCGACCGGGCAGATGAGCGAAATGACGGCGTACTGACCCATCGTGCTGAACAGCGACGAGTAGGACACCAGCGTCTGACCGCCGGCCGCCACAGTGACCTTGCCGGCCCCACCCTGAATGATCGTCACGTTAAAGCCCGCGCCCAGACCGGCTGCGCAAGTGATCGTCGTAGCCGACCCGCTGGTGCAGTAGATGATCTTGCCGTTGTCGCCGGCGCCCAGCGTGCGGCTGGTCGTCGCTTCCGTCACGATCACGCCCGTCAGCAACTGCGAAGCCGTGACCTTTCGGGTCGTGGACGACTGAACGGTCGGCAGTTCTTCGGTTAGCGCGAGCGGCGTTGTGACCGCCGGAAGCTGAGAAATCTTAAGGTCAGCCATTGGCTACTCCAACAGTAAAAGTCCGCCGTCCTCTTGGACGAGATTGTCGCCGTTTTCGGCTTCGAGATTGCCCTGCGCCTGATCCGGACCGTAGCCCGAAAACAACGCAACAATGCCCCCGAGGCCGAGGGCAACGCTGTTCCGCAGGGCGACGCCGAAACTCACAGATCAGTTCCGGTTGATCGGCTTGCAGTAGATGGTGCCGTCGTTCGCGACGCGGATCGCGCTCACGCGCCACGGGGCGCCCGACGAACTCACATCCAGCACGAACGGGATCGGCGTGAAGGCCGGGATCGGGGTGCTGGCGGTGGTTGCCACCGCGCCGACGCCGACTTCGACGTAGCAAGCCTGATCCGACCAGACCAACACGCCCTGCGGGCCGGGCGCCCATGCAGTCGTGTTGCCGGCGGCTGCCGTGAAGGCGACGCTATAGGACGGATATGCGGTTTGATCGCAGGGATTAAGCAGTTCCATAGGTCAGCCTCACGCCAAAAATTTGAGTTTGTACAGGGTGGTGTAATACAGCCCGAAAATCTCGTCGATGATGTTCTGGATCGGTGTGCAATCCTTATCGACGACTTTATACCGCATTTCCATGAGTTCGTCCACTTGGGCTTCAAGGAACTCGACCACGTTGTTGGTCTTCTTGGCCGACATGAGCGTGATCGGGCCAATCAGGCCGTATTTGCCCTGATAGGCTTCGGCAAACTTGTCCGCGTGGTCGATGATGCCTTCGTAGAACTTGCCCAGCGCCTTGTGCTTGGCAAAGCTGCGCGTGTTCAGGTGCGCGCTGTGCGTCACATCGCGGGCCAGAAACAGCATACCAACAAAATCAGCGCACTTCATCACATCAGTCCTTCAGGTGGCATTTCGCCTTCCATCGGCATTTCGCCGCCCATCGGCATCCGCGGGGGCATCTCGGGGGGCATACCGCCGCCCTGCATACCGACCACGTCGGCCATGTCGGGCATCTCGCGCATCTCAAGCGCCCCGTCGATCAGATCGCCGGTGTCCATAGCGGCCGCGATGGTGTTCATCACGATCTCTTGAATTTGCTCGGGCGTCATGCCGCCAGATACCACACCGATACGCTTGGTTTCGGCGTTGTAGGCGTCGATCTCGGACTTGTAGCGGTCGATCTCCACCTTCTGCTGTTCCGTGCTGTCCTGCACGTTTTGCAGGATGTCCGTGACGCGGTTCAACTCCTGCGTCATGGCTTCGATCTGCTGCTGCGCGGCCATCATTTCGGGCGACTGATCGCCTTCCGACAGCACCTTGGGGTCCAAAATCTTCTTGAACCGCTGCGCCATCTCCTGCGCGCCGGGCCAGTCCATGTTCTTGATGAACAGATCGCCCGCCACAGCCCAAAGCTGCGGGTTGGACTGCAAAATCTGGCTCATCGCGTCGAGGGCTTCCTGACGCTTCGTCATGTAGCCCGGGCCGGTCGTGACCATCACGTCGTAAACGCCGACGCTGGGGTTGTAGATTTTCTCGATCAGAGCGCCCGTGTCCATGTCGCGGATTTCCTTGACGGGTTCCGGCTGCATGGGGTTGAACTTGACCATATCGACTTCGCCATCGACGCCGATGATCCGGGCGATGCGCTGGGTGTCGTAAATCTTCGGGATAATGTCCACGATCTGACGGGTCAGGTGACGGATCGCACGGGCCAGATTGTCTACGTAGTGATACGTGCCGGTGTCACCCTGCTTTTCGCGCGCCACGATGGCCTTGGCGGACCGCTCGTTGCCGCCCATGCCCAGCGAGGCGTCGTACTGGCCTGTGGTGCCCTTGATGTCTTCGGCAGCCCCCATCTTGGCTTGGATCAGGCCAGTCTGGGGCAACGGAGGAGGCGCACGCTGCGGTAAGGGGAGGACTGACCCGGCACCGTCCGTCACGTCGGGATTGACTTCCAGATACGGCCAGTTGGTCGTATTGGCGGTCTTCCACTGCATCTCGTACCCTTCGAACTGGCCGCCATAGCCAATGAAGGGTGCTTTGGGCGCCAGCGCGAGCATTTCTGCCTCTTGGCTGGTCCAATAGTTGTACATACGCTGCGCATCTTTCGCGTTGCGCACGAGGCCCGAGATGTACATCCGGCCTTCGACTTCCCACTCGTTCCCGATGACGCGAACGACAGGTATCCACTTGCCCGGCCATTCGCGCTCTTCGAGCACGTCAAAGCCGTTGGTCTTCATCCACATGACCTTTTTGCGGTCTACCTCACGGCTGCGGATGGGCTTGCCGAACATACTCGACAACTGCTTGTCCCGCTGCGACCCGCGGAAAGCGGTCTGGTTGTCGGGGTACAGGTGCAGCGTGGCGCGCTCGTTTTCGTAGTAGAAATACTCGGCGATCCGGATGGTGTTCTCGGCCAGCCACTGCGCCATGCTCTCGTTGCCGACGCCCTGCGCCATCAGCGTGCTGACAGGCGACGCGTCCGGGAACATCTCTTCGTATTCGGTCGTCAGGATGTCCTGCGTAATGAAGCACCACTTGGCGTCCGCGCCGCACGGGTCTTGGATCGTGGGGTCCATGTAGACGCTGAAGGCGTTGCGCACGCGGCCGATCTTGATGTCCTGATCGAACGTCTCGTCGTTGCAGTACTCGGTCAGCAGGCGGATGTAGCCTTCGCCATACGTGACCTGATTGTCGCAGGCCGTGTCGTAGGCCACGTCGGCGTCCGACATATACTCGATGTGGCGCACCACACCGTTGAAAATCTCAGCGACCTGAACGTCAGCGTTGTCGTCGGCGGGAATGACCTTGCCCGACGGGCGGTTCTGGCGCTGCTCGTTCGTCACCATGCGGACGTGCTGGGGCAGCTTGTTGATCGTGAGGCACGGACGCGCGTTGATGGTTTGGCCCTGCACGGACCCGCGGGTGGCGAGCACGTCGGCCGGCCACTGCCACTGGTTGTCGGGCGAGCCGGCCATGAAGCGCAGATCGTCCAACTCGTCCTCGCGGCTGTCAGAGTACGCAGCCATCGCCATCTGGAGACGGCTGCGCATGGTCGCCATCTTGTCGTCGTTGTCCTCAGACGACTTCGCCGGGTTGGACCCTACGTTGGCGACTTTTCCCGCCGTATTGATGCCTGTCGGATCGGCCATAACGCTACTTTTTGCCCTTTTTGGCCGCCTGCCGCTTCACCGAATAGGCGATAGCGACAGCCTGTTTTTGCGGCTTTCCAGCCTTGATTTCGGCCTTGATGTTCTTGCGAAACGCCGTTTTGCTGGGTGATTTGACCAGCGGCACGTTATTTCTTCTTCGGCGGCGTGGTGCGCTCGCGCACGGTGGTGCTGATGACCTGCGGCGCCTTTTTGCGCATCATGCGGGCCTCTTTGGCTTCCATTGCCTGCGCACGGTTGGCGCGGTCGATGGCCGCTTCGGCAGCCGACGTAACCTTCTTGGCGCCAGCGCCCATCATCCGCATTTCACGCGCTTCCATCGCCTGTGCGCGGTTGGCGCGGTCGATAGCCGACGCAGCAGGGGCCGCAGCCTTGGCGCGGGGCTTAACCAGCGGCATGATCCGCGGCGCGGGCTTTGCAGCGCCCTTGGGGGCTGGTTTCGGCATTTTGGGCATCATGCGGGGCGGCTTGGCCATTTACTTACCTTTCTTGGCGGGTTTTTTAGCGGTCTTGGCGCTCTCTTTGAACGCCTTGGCTGTGGGGGCGCCCTTAGCGCCAACTTTGCGCATTTTCTCGCCCGATCCGGCTTTGATGCGCTCGCGTTTGGCGTTGATGTTGGCGTAGAGTCCGGGCTTCATGAGCATTTCCACCGCTTGAGGCTGGCACGGGCGCGTTCGCCGTCCTTAGCCTTGGCTGCAACAGCGCCCATCCGGGCGCAGAACGACTTCTTACGGCCTTCGTCGGCCTTCGTCTTGGGGTTGGGCGCCGGAGCCTTCAGTTTGCTGCCTGTGGCGGCGTTATACTTGGCCCGACCCTTGGCCGTCAGTCCTGCGCCTTTGGACGCGGGCAGCTTTTCCCCGCGGCCGACAGCCAATGACACTGACTTGCGCTTGTCGGCCACGCTTAAGACCCCATCCAAGATGTAGATACACCGGCCGAAGAATACCCTCGCAGGGGCTTTCTGTCAACGCGGTCGCCGCGATACTCGCGTGAGGCCACTGGGAAGGCAAATGTGAGCGCGATGGCGTCGGCGGCGTCAGGCGACGCCAGCCCGCGCGACTTCATGTCCTTCTTGCTTTCGAGGAACAGCGTACCCTTGCTGTCGGGCTTGATGCGCGGGCCAATCAGGTCGGTTTTCAGGAAGCGATCCTCTGGTATGGCCGCCTCTTTGAGCCAGTCGCGCATGGCGCCCCACATCTCGGCGCGCTTGTTGCCGTACATGAGTTGCTTCTGCGCCTTGTTGCCGAAGTTGACCCCTCTGATCTTGTACCGCTGCTCCTTGAGACGGTCTACGACGCCGGCCCCCAGACCGCCTTCATCGACGCACACCAGCGCCGGCTTGTACTCTTCGATGGCGTCGATGACGTGCCCGACGACCTCCATCGTGTCTGCGCCCCGGTGCCGCTTCAGCGCGATGATGTCGCGGCCCTGCCGTATGGCGATGACGGTCGCGTCCGAGCCGAACCGCGCCGGGTCGACGCCGATGGTGATGGGCGCGCTAGCGTCCTTGTACTTGGGCCGGCGCATGGCGTCGTCCACCACGTTGACCGCAATGAACTGGTCGTCGCCTTCGCTGGGAAACTGACCGTAGACCTCGACGTTGGCCTGATAGCTGTCTGAGCCGTACTCGTCGATGATGCGCTGGTAGAGGTTCTTGTCCGTTCCCTCCACTTCGCGCGCGTCGATGTTGCGCGTGCGCCAGAACGCCCGCTTGGAGTTGAACGTCTCGTAGAAGTACCCGGTGCTACGCCGCGGGTTGGAGAACGCCAGATGGAAGCGGTGCGGCGTGTTCTCGGTGAAGAAGCCGTCCGCCACTGACCAGATGCTGTCCGGGATACCGCTGGCTTCGTCGAACACCAGCATCACACCGTCGAAGTTGTGCACCCCCGCGTAGGCGTCGGGGTTCTCTTCGGACCATAGCCGGCCTTCGACCGACCAGTAGCGCGTGCCTTTCTTGAGGTCTTTCTCGACGATCTCGGTCAGCCACTTGGCCGGCATGATGCGCGTCGCGGCGATCTCGAACCAGTGGCTGTTGAGCGACATCGCCAGCCACTTGGTAATCTCGGCCCATGTGACCGACCGCAACTGCGCCTCGGAGTTGGCCGACACGATGGTTGTACTGCCAATGCGCGTGGAGAGCATCCAGATCACCAGCCAACTGACCAGCGCCGACTTGCCGATCCCGCGGCCCGACGCGACCGCTTCGCGGAACACGTCGAAGTCCACCCGGCCGTTATTCTCCCGGATGTGGTCGCGGATGTCCGCAAGGATGCGCCGCTGCCATTTGCGCGGCCCTTCGAAATGCTCCAGCGGTGTGCCCGGTTCGCCCCACGGGAACGTCAGCAGCACGAACGCGAGCGGATCATCCTTGATCGTCGGGGACCACAGCCTCGACATTAACTCCATCTCGTCTTGGGCTGAGTATATCGGCTGCTGCATTGGTACGGTCGTCCTCTAACTGGGGCAGTTCCGTGTACAGCCCCTCTATGACGCGGGTCTGCGCCCGCTCCAGCGCGCCGATGACGCTGATCTGCTGATCGACATTAATATCGACCTGCTGCTTGGCCACCCACCCATGCTGATGCTTGAGAATGTCCAGCGCGGCTTTGGCGTCGCCCTCAGCCGCCGCCTCATGCAGCGTCTTGGCCGCCATCCACTCGCCGTCGGCGCGGCCCTTAAGTTCCGCCATCTCAACCAGCGGGTCAAACTCTTGCAGCCGGCGATACTGCACCGGGGTGAGGCCAGCGCGCATAGCAAGGCTGTCGCCCTTGAGTCCGTACTTGGCAGCCTCATAGATCGCTTCGAGACGCGCCTCAGTGGCTTCGACGCGCTCGGGCGTGAATGGCAGTGAGTAGAAGGTCATGGGCGCACGATAATATGTTTCGCGGCTCAACGCAACGCTAACGCAGGAAACTGCGCGTACATTTCTTCTCGGATAGCCAGCGCCTTTTCGAAAGTAGCCGCGCGGCGACGGTGGCGCACCCCGTGAACTATCATCTCGACGCGAAAACCTTTCGTGTCTCTTACGATGTTACGCCGGGCGCAATCGTCGAGCGCATACGCAGTGTTTTGGCATATGGTCGCTAGCCGAAGGTTGCTTATGCGGTTGTCGGTTTTGACGCCGTTGATGTGGTCTATCGTCATGCCTTCCGCCGGGTGTTCACCGTGCACCCACAACCACACTAGCCGGTGAAGCCTATACTCGCGGCCGTTCACGGTCGTGCGCAGGTACCCTTTTTGCGACAAGCTGCCTGTAGGGCGCCCGTTACGCCGAACGCACTCTCCCGTTTCAGGATCAATAAAAAATAATTTTTTAAGCTCGGTTTGCGTGAGAAGTTCCATGCGCGACCAATACCACAATGGGTGGGGGCCGACAACAAAAATTAAAAAATATTTTTTGTTCACGGGTGGTGCCCGTGACAGTCACACCTCCGTCGGCCCCCGGGGGGTACCTAGCAAGCTGCAACGCAGCAGAAACCAGACGGCTAGCAGCAGCCAGCATTGACCTTTTAGCTGGGCGCTATGGGCGATCTGGGTTGGACACATTTAGCTGGCGCGTGACGCGCGGACACATCGACCTATCGGCCAGCGGTCACGCAACATTATTACAATAAGGAACATAGCTAGAGCGGATGGGCGTTATGGGTTGTCGCATTACAAGTCGCAAACCGATTTACGTTTTGGCCACCTAAACCGCCCATGTTTTGCGGGGGGAGGGTGCGCGGGGGCGACAAAATCTAGAAGTGTGACATTTTGGCATCGGTCAAATGGGCGTTCTGGGTTATGGGTGTAAAGTCGCCGCCAATTCCGTACCTGATAACCATTCTTAACAACTAAACTTTTTTTAACTTATTACCATCTCCATAACCTATAACGCCCATAAGCTACTCAGCCCCTTGGATTGCCGCGCTTTTTCGCTGGGTCATCCCGCCGGAAATCGTGACCTATTTGACGGCCCAAATGACCGCCCATTACTTACACCAATGTCAGTAAGGCAACACAATCCGTTTCAACATGGGCGTTTTGGCTTTTCTCGCTGCCCAACACACTTTTTGATACAAAACCGCTTGACGAGGTGTATTTGAGGGTTTAGCAAATGACCCATAGAAACGCCCAACAGGAGCAAAATGACATGACATACGAAGTCCACGCCAACCGCAAGCCTTGGCGCTTCGCCACCGAAACCGAAGCGCGCGCTGCCGCTAATGACATCTTCGCCAAGCGCGGCGTGATCGTGGCGATCACCGCCAGCGACAAGCCTGCCACTCATTCCTACGCAATCTAACAGGGAGCAAACGACCATGACCACGCAAACAGTCTCGCAAGCCTACCTTGACGGCATCCTTGAGGGGCGCGACTTCAAGCGCCATTGCATCGCATCAGGCGACACAATCGATCGCGCATTTATTGCCGATCATATTGCCGCGATCGAACGCACCATGCGCGGCTTTAGCGGAACCATGCGCGACTTCATGCGCGGCGAGCGCGATTTCTGGCGCAACCAAATGGCAAAGGCGACCGCCTGATGCCCTTTGAAGCCTTCATCATCCTTGTGGTCGCGGCGATGTGTTTCGTCGCCGCGTATCGCGCCGACTAACCCCAACACCAACAGAGGAACAAACGACATGATTATCGAGCAAACCCGCACCCTTTTCACAATCGACAGTTTGGAAGGGCGCGCCAAAGAACGCGCACTAGATTGGGTTCGAGAGGGCGGACCTTGGGTGTGGCAGTGTGAATGGTGGGATAGTGCGCAAGCGTTCGCACGCATTGCACCTATCGACATAGCCGAAGCCGACTACGGAAGGCGGATCGTTAGCGCCGAATGGACTGGCGATGATAGCGTCGAAGCTCTTTCCGGCATTCGCGCCGCGAAATGGCTAATCAATAATGGCTGGGAAGAATTGGCGCACAAGAACGCGCAAGGCGGGTGCACGTTGACTGGATATTGCGGGGACTGCCCATTGTTTGACGTTATCGTCAAATATCTTGCGAACGATTGGCGGCGCATTCCTGACCTTGGCCAAGTGTTTTACGAATGCGCGCAAGAATGGGTGAACGCCGCTGCGGACGATTGCGAACACGCCTATTCAGACGAATATTGCGGGGAATTGGCCGAGATAAACGAATTACTCTTTGACGAAGACGGAGCTTTCGCTGGACACGCATAAGCCGAAACAGGCGGCGTGAATGCCGCCTGTCCGCACCACATGGCCTAGGTGCGCTGATGATGGCAGGCCAAAATGAGGATGAGACAATGCCAAACAACACTTACAGCGGACATCGCAACTGGAACCATTGGAACGTGAGCCTTTGGCTCAACAATGATGAGCGCCTTTACCGCGAGATGATCCACTTCATTGGCTACGCCAAGCGCAAGAGCGATGCAGCGCGCATGATGGCCGAGAGCCTGCGCAGTATAGGCGCAACGCATACGCCAGACGGCGCGCCCTTCACCAAAACGTCAATCCGCGCGGCGATGCGCGGCTGGGAGTATTGAGCCATGAACGTTTTCTTAGCCGCTTCCGAAGCCGCCTTCGACCTGTTGGACAGCGCCGAAGTGCTGCACGAATTCGACGATAGCGTGACCCTGCGCGTTGACCGCGAACTGTGGGAAGCGTTTCTAAACCAAGGAGCCTAAGCCATGCACACCTACATCGTTGCCCTATGGAACCCTGAGGATGGTGAGGCTTACCTTGCCGCTGACGGCACGACCACAGCCTGCGAGGCCTGCGCCGCGCGCTACACCGACATCAATCACGCCGAAGCCGCTGCGGAACGTATCGTCCGCGATGGCTGGGCCTACGCAATAGAAGAGGATGAACTATGACGGACAATAAACAGCTAAAGCTATACGTCGAAGTGGCGCGCTTGCAGGCGGACGCATTGACCGACCTGTTCACCGCGCTGGATGACCTCGCCACATGGACGCACGCGCTCGCCGTGCATGGCTACGCACCGCCGAGCGCTTGGCGCTTGTTGGACAAACTGCACGCGCAAGCGGACGCCGCGCTTAACAAAGCACAAGGAATTCCCAATGACTGACACTGACGCACACGCCCAACGCGTCTACCTCGCGGGCGAGGCGCTCAACGCCTACTGCAACGCCCGTGGAACGCTCAACGCGCCTGATGAGGACATCACCGACCTGATCACCGACCTGTTGCACCTGCTCGACACCTACGAGGGACAGGCGAGCGTTTCGCTCGTGCTCGACATGGTCAAAAGCCATTATGAAGAGGAAACCGACGCATGACCTACAACCCAACCCATGACCGCACCGACTGGCGCGCGCTCTCGACCAAGACTCTGATCGAAGCCGCGCGCGATTGCCCCAACGAATTGGCCATCGCCCTAGGCGAACGGCTGGAAGAACTGGAGCGCGACGAAGGCATCATCGCCGACCTGCAAACGGACAACGACGAGCTAGGGCGGCGCATCGACGCGCTGGTGGACGAACTGCAAGCCATCGAAAACGCCATGCATGACGCGCAATCAGACGCATGATCGCTGCCGCCCTAGGGCTGGCGCTGCTGGCGCTGGCCATCATCTGTGAGGAGTTAGACCCATGACTGTCCCATTCGAAACCGTAATCCTGATCGTAACCGCCGCAGGCATCCTGCAAACCATCACGTTCTGGCTGTGGCGCATGGAGACGCGCGCCCTGCGCGAGCGTTTGGGCACGCTTAGTCGGCAATACGCACGGCTGCGCGCCATCAGTCACCGCCGCGACCGGCGCACGGGCCGCCTGCTGCCCTTGGGGAAGTGACGCCATGATCCCCGCCGCGCACCTCGACCGCTGGGTCGAGAGGCAGGCCGACTACATGGCCGAGATACGCCGCCGCGCATGGATGCGTGAGCATATGCCAGAACTGATTGATGAGGGAGACGATTGGTGAGTGACCACGAACGTGGCTGTTCTGGCCGAGAATACACCTGCACCTGCGGGCATGACGATACCATTACCGACACCATCGAAGCCCAAGCGGCTGAGATCAAGCGGCTGCGGGAGGCGTTGGCTCACCTCGCCAACACGATCGACATTGTCGGATCGCACTACCATAGGGCGCAAGTCGCAATTGATGATCTTGTGCTAGACGTAAAGAAGAGCGCCCGCGCCGCACTGAGAGAGACGAAATGACCGACAAGCAAACACCGCCCGACTGGGTGCTTATCGAAGCTGGGAAGCGGAGCGAATGGGACGACACCGTTGGCAATCTGCGCAGTTACTATGAAAACCATGGCACCTTTCGCGCCCTCTGCGACATGATCGAACGCCACGAGCAGCCGCCCGTGGATCGCAAGCTGCTGTGCGCGCGTAAGGCGGCTAGTGAACATGGATACGATGAGTGGGACGAGGCGGTGGACGCTTGCCGCCGCGCCATCGAACTTTGGGAAGAGGAGTTTGGGAAATGACCGACGATCTGGTGAAGCGGGTTCTCAGCAAGAAGGCCGCAAGGCACACACAAGTTATAGAACTGTGCGGACGCATCGAAGCACTGACTGCCGAGAACGAGCGGCTGCGCACCCACCTCGCAGCGGTGAGGGATGAGGTGTTGGAGGAAGCGGCGAAGGTGGCGGATTGTTTCCATGAACGCGCACTAGAATGGGCCAAGTCGGTACGTGGCCTGACAGAGCATCTAACCGAAACGGATAGCTCCCGCATCGCCACCACCATCCGCGCAATGAAGGGAGACGGGAAATGACCGACAACATTCGCACTAATTTTTGCGCCACCTGCAAGGAGCAAGCCGACCGCATCGAAGCCCTGACTGCCGAGAACGAGCGGCTGCGGGCGGCGTTGAAGGAGGCGCACTGGTTTTACCTTGGCGACGATTGCAGTAGCGACCAGTGCCGCTTTGGTATCGACGAATGCATCTCCGAAGATTTTGAATGGGATAACCCTGCGAAGGGGGATCATGTATTGCAGATCAGCGGTGCAAGGCCGGTGCCAGATATGTGGGTTGCTCTGCACTATTTCACCGAAGCCGAAATGAACGAGCGCGATGACGATGAGCCATATTCTTACACGGTTCATGCCACCGAAGCCGAAGCCCGCGCCGCACTGGGAGAGATGGAATGACAGCACCGAAAGTCAACTGGTCGGAGAAAGATCAATTCTACTGGCTGCGCGGTGCCTTTGACGAGGTGCTGACGTTCGACAGTGTCCTAGACGCGCAGGCCGCTTCCCGCCGGATCGAAATCGACAACGCCGTGAAGGCGCGAGAGGCGCTGATCGCAGAGTGGCTGCGCAAGCACGGGATGCGGCAGACGGCCATGATGCTTGAGAAGGGAGAACACCTGAAATGAAACTAGACGCCAAACTGCGCCGCTATGCGCGCATGAAACGCGACCTCGCCGCCCTAGAGCGCGAGATCAAGCAAGACGCTGCCGCTGAGGCACGCTCGCAAGGGCTGCTGATGCTGCCGCGCATGGAAGTGCTGTTGCGGAGGGTTGCCGCGTGACCCGTCAGCTTAACCCACACCCGCAAGCCATATGGTGCGACCACTGCCGCGCGGACATCGCCCCTGCGGGTGTGCGCGGCTGCCTGCGCACAGACTGCCAATCGAAACACAAGCTAAGGGAGCGTGAGCAATGCGCGCCATACGTTACAACTGCCGCATGACATACGTCACGCCCTACGGCCACCGCCGCACAGCTAGCCTGCCAACGCTGGCGCACACACCCGACGAGGCCGAACGCATCGCAGAGCGGCTGCTACGCGGCGACAAGCGCCGCCGTGTGGCCCGCATCGACGACTGTCAGGTGATCCGCGCATGGCGTTAGGACGACCGCCGACCTATCCGCTGCGCGACATGGCCCTAGGCGATAGCATCACCCTACCAGCACCCACACCCGCCGACAGCAAGCGCATCTGCCGCAACGTCAGCCAATACGGGCTAAGGCACCAACGCTACTACCAGTGCCGCACAACGGACGGCGTAACGACCGTCACGCGCATACACTAAAAGAAAAGCCCCCGGTCTAGCGGAGTGAGGCCGCAAGACCGGGGGCTTTATGCAGACGTCAGGAGCAAACTGACGCTATGGCTTTACCACACCCCCGCCTGCGGTTGCAACCTCTTCGACCATGCGGCGCAATTCGCTCTTGCTGTATTTCTGCGCCACGTCCGGATTGGCAAAGATATGCCGCTTCGTCTGGAGCGTGGCACTGGCCACCCGTCCGCAATCCTTCCATCCGGCTTCCTTGAAGGCGTGCAGCAGTGCCGCCTGCGGAACCTTCGTGCCAGCCGGAACGTAGCCTGCCGTGATCGTATCGCACAGCTTATGGAACGGCCCTGCGACCACACCCTGCGCGAACGGCCCGACCCGCTGCACCATCAGATCGACAAGGAAGGACTCGGCAACCGACAGGCCGTGCTCGACCATGTTCAGCTTCCACTCAGTGACCGGCGGCGCGGCGGCGGGGTTGAACGCCGTCACATCGCGCTGCCAGAGCCATGCAGCGACCTTTTCGAAGCCGCCGGTCTTATACCATGCCCACAGGGCCGGGCCTGCCTCTGGCTCCATGCGCGGCGCGTGCGACCACAGACAGAACCAACGGCGATCCTGCGTAGGGATCGTGATAGGCAGAGGATCGTTCGTGAAGGCGATCACCTGCAAGCGGTTGAGCATCTCATACGGATGCAGCCCCTTGCGGTTAATCAGGATCGTCTCAGGCGGCGCGGCGATGACCGGCTTCAGCTTGTTGGCCAGCGCGCGGCGCTCCCGCGCCTCCGGTTCCTTCAACTCGTTCAGGATGACAACTTCGGCTTCCAGACCATAGCCCCACTGGCTGTCCAGACCGCCCGTCTCGATGATCGACCGGTTGTGCTGATGCTCGCCGCCAATCGCCCACAGGAACGGTGCCCACATGGTGTCCTTGCCGCTGCCTTCGTCGCCGCCGTGCAGCACCGCGTGATTGATCTTCACGTTGGGGTGCTGCACCTTGTATGCCATGACGTTGAGCACGTGCGCCAACTCGACCTCATTCGGCACCAGCACGCGGCAGTGATCCAGCCACCGCTCCACGTCAGCATCCGTCATCAGATCGGAACCGCTCATGTCGGGGCGATGGTTGACCCACCGATTGCCGTAGACCAGCCCGTCACGGGCGACCATCACGTTCTCGCCCGGCGCGAACGTCACACCCGTCAGCGCCTTCGCGCCATACTCTTGGCGGCGCTCGTCGAAGTAGATCGACGCTTGGATTTGCCGCTTGCGGTTATGCACCGAACGGCAATCGACGTGACGGTAAAGCGCGTTGAACACGCCCCGCGGCACTTCGGTGCGCGTCACCATGTCGAAGTAGGCATCGTCCGACTGGATGTAGGCGAAGCGTTCGAACCACTCGGCCTTTTCCAGCCGACCGGCTTCCTTGCGCTCCACGTCCCGCACGATAGCCGCCGCCTCATCCGGATAGGCGTCGGTCGGCGCGATCTTTTCGGCCATCTGCTTCATGCGCTCGGCAATCAACTCATCGCGCAAGCCGGGCATTACCTTGGGGCCGTTGTTCTCAGCGACCCAATTCAGGAAGGCGCGGCTGTCGATGTCCTGACAATGGCCGTGGTAGCAGCAGAACGAACGATCCAACGGCTTGTAGCGCGCTTCGATAGCGCCGTCGGTGTGTTCCTCATGGTTGGGGCAGACCACGCCGCACCAGCCTTCGTTGTTGACCTTGGACAGCACCAGATTGTTGTCGGACAGCCATTGCAGCACAGTGTCGCCGCCCGTGTCGCGAATGGCGATCCGGCGGAACTCGGCAGTGTCCGGCTCGGCAGGCTCGACGCCCAACGCTTCGCAAATCTGCGACAGGGTGTATTCGCGGTCAGGGTGGAACGCGGTCAGCCGTGCGGCGAACAGCCCGCGGCCTTGCTTCAGGTTGACGCTGCCGGGGATGCGGCAGTTGCGCACGGCGTTGGTCGCGCCCGGATCGGTGTAGCCTGCGTCGGCTATGGCCTTGATGGCCGCCGTAAACTCATGCTTGGTCGGCTGCTGGCTGAAGGCGTAGCCCCACTGGAACGACCCTTCGCTCGTCTCCATGATCCATGTCGGCGGCAGGGCCGGCTCTTTGGACTTGGTGCCGATGTCGTCCAGCATCATGAACAGGACGTATTCGCAATTCTCGCCGCGCGCGCTTGGCTTGCCGTCCTCGAAGCGGTCGATGATGAACGATCCGGTGTTCACATACCACGCTTCACCTTCACGGATGCGCGCCTTGTCGGGCATGAACGCAGGGAAGGTTGCCTTCGGCACGCCGTCACCGTGATAGATGATGTCGCCAGCCGCGTCCTTCTTCGGCTTCTGCTTGAGCAACAGGACAGTCTCGCCGTCCACGTCGCCAAGCTGCGTGATGTAATCAATAAACGTCGTGCGATCCTCACTCATCGCTTGCTCCTTACTTGCCATATTGGAACATCGTGGCGACTTCCGCGTTCAGCGGCAGTCCCTTGGCCCATTCTGGCGGTTGACACATAACCTCGACTAGCCGGGCGGCCGCGTCATCCGCGTCCGCTTCCGGCACTTCCAGCACCACTTCGTCATGCACATGAAGCACCACGTCCAGCCCCTCCCCATCCAACCGCCGCAGCGCATGACGCAACAGATCGTTGGCCACCGCTTGCGTTATGTTCTCGCAGGCCAGACCGCGCCAGAGACGGGCGCGCGGCCATTCCTTTGCGTCGGCTGACGGCTTCCACGACGCCTTCGCATAGGTCAGATCGCCTGCGTCATCGAAGCGGGCGAAAGGATAGCATAGCACACGACCGCTCGGCAGGGCATACCACAGATGCTGTTTGTCGAATAAATATGCGACCCGGCCCGCGTCGAACTTGCGGCCCGGATTGCGCATGGCCGCCATGTAGGCGCTTTCCAGCTTCGACCAGTAGGGCACCGACCAGCTATTCGCCCTGCGCCATGCGTCCACCATCTTGCGGCTTTCGTTCTCGGACAGGATGATGTTGTAGATGCGGCCCATCGACGCGAACGCGCCCACACCGCCGGCGAAGCCGCACGCCAACTCTTGAACCTTGCCGATCTGGCGCTGATCCTTGTCAACCTCGTCGTAACCGACGCGGAAGGTCGCCGCCGCGTTGTGCTTGTACACGTCCTCGCCCTTGGCGAAGATGTCCAGCTTGGCGCGGCCGCTCTTGCTGCCCGACGCCCACGGCGTCACCCGCGCTTCGATGGCGGCCCAGTCGGCCACCACCAGCGCCTTGCCGGGCGCGGCCATCAGCGCGGGGCGCAGCATACCCTTCAGAACGTCCGTCACGCGGCGGCCGTGCTTGGGCACGACCTTGTGGCCGCGCACCATAGCGTCGCGCACTAATGCAGGGTCGGCGGCGCACTTTCGGGGAAAGTTGTGGACTTGAAGTCCGTATGACGAAGCACGGCCAGTAGCACTGCCTCCTGCAAATACGAACGCGCCTCTAACTCGGCTATCTTCCTCATCAGCCAGCGCCGCCGCACGCGCAAACTTTGCGACCGACGACGCCCACAGATCGTCTGCGCACTGGATAACGTCTGCCACTTGCGCCGGGACTTCATCAGGGTTTTCCTCCGCCAGCGCCAGCAGGTTGGCGCGCACGTTCTTGTCGATGGATAGCTTGGCTTCGCCGTCCTTGTGAACCGTGGCCAGCTTTATGGCTTGCGGTCCGACGCGGTCCAAGACCCACGAACGCATCTTCGGGCTGCGGACGGACGTGATTTCGCCTTCAGTAATCTCACAAACGAGGTCTTGTATCTCGACAGCCTCTTGTTCAGCGTAACGCACCGCCGCCAGAGCCAGAGGTTTATCAAGCAAGACACCGCGGTCGTTGATACGCTCATTAACATGATAGTCGTGCAGTTCATCCGCTGACAACTCCCGCTGCGCCTGACTGATCGCGCGCATCGCACGCACATCCTGCTCGCAATACTGGACCATCTCGGCCATCAGGCCTTCGTCCTCACGGAACGAGCCATCGGCCTGCGGGATCGACAGCAGGCGAATGAGTTGAGCGCCGCGGTGGTCCTTGCGCATCCCTGCGCCAGCGAAGCGGCCCACGTCTTCCAGACCGCCGGGCGCGCAGTTGGCGCGGGCCTGCGTTGCGGTGCAGTAGAACTGTTCCAGCTTGAACTCGCATTGGAGCACATACCAGAAAATCAGGCGCTCGAACGCAGCGTTGTGCGCGCGTATCTGGCCGGTGTGCTTGGCCACGTCCTGCGGGAAAGGCTGGCCATGCCGCCACGTCCGCACGGAACCACGGTCGAAGGCGTAGGACATACACAGCACGTCTGTGCTGGCGTCCTGCGCGTAGTTGTAGACGCCGTGACTGCGCAAATCGCAGCGGCTGCGCGTCTCGAAATCAACCCAAAGAATACTCACGGATGCCTCACTCACCCGCTACTCGCCGGGGCGGCCCAACGCCCGCCCCGGCTTTCACGCCCTGTTTACGCTGTTGCGCGACGACGACGGCGCGGCGCTTCGTCAGCAGCCACTTCGTCTTCAACGTCTTCATCCGCTGCCGCGGCTTCAGCGTCAAGACCCACCCACTTCAGAACGTCGAAGACGGGCGTAAAGATGCGGCCGTAGGACTTGTGCTGGTAGTGCTCTTTCTTGAGACGCACCAACGGCACCGGATGTGCCTGATCCTTGTCCACCTGCTCGGCAATGGCGACGGCAAGAGCCTGCACGGCCTTCTTACCGCCGACGGATGTGGCCGAATAACGCGCCTGCATCCCTTCGTCTTCGCCATTGGTGCACGCCAGCGTCATGCCGACCTGCATCTCCCAGCCCCGCTTTGAGGCGGCTGGTGCCGGTTCCAGTTCAGGCAGAGGCTCGGCAACGCCGACCATCTTTTCGCCCAGCACTTCGCCTTCGCCCCAGCAGATGTAGCCGTGGACGAACGAGAACGGGTTCACCGCCCACACGCTATCGTCTTCGACTTCGGTCTGGTCTGCGCCGAACACCCAGTGGCCGGTCTTGTCCATCTTCAGGATAACCATACCGCCTGCGCCTGCGCCCACGTCGGCCGCAACCGAACGAAGCGCCGACGACAGCGACTGGACTGACGGCAGGTTCGACCCGCCAAATTTCACGAGATCACTCATTGTACTGTACCTTTCTGTTTACTGGATTTTGGCCATAGCTTTCGAAAGCATCTGACCGATCTGCAACACCGCGGGCCGGGGATCGCTCTCCGGGGCCAACGTGTTACCTGTGGAGACGGCGACCACGAGGTCCGCCGGCAATTCTATCTTGGCCTTCTTGAGCGCCTTTTCCGCTTGCGCGGGCGACAGCGCCTTTGGCTCGCCCCACGCCTCAACGCCTGCGCTGGACAGGAAGGCGACGGCCTTGTCTTCGTCAACCCACTGGCGCGTCGCGCGCTTGGGCACCAGCTTGTAGCCGGGCACCTGCTGGCCTTCTTCCAGCAGCCCGTGCGCCAACTGCTGCAAGTCCTTGATGAAGGACTCGATGGTCGGCACCATGCCGAGATAGTGCGCGATCTGGTCGTGCGGCAGGGCTTCCAGCTTGGCCTTGACCATGCGGTCCAC